ACTTATCAAGAATAGTATTGTAACTTTTCTGTGTAGTAGGGGAAAGCTCAGGAAGATAATTATCCTTGTAATCCTCTGCCAGCTCATCAAATCGTTTACTACGCTCCTGCTCAGCACTGTACATTGCAATTTTCCTTGTAAGCTCTCGTTCGGTCTTGGCATAAAAGGTTTTTCGCCTGCCGTTTATGCAGATTGATTTTTCATAGTTTCCGTCTGCTCTTCTGTGCGGTTTCTTGACAACTGCTGTTCCGCACCAATTGCAGAAGTTAGATTTGTCCGGAATTTGCTTTTTACATTTTTTACAACGCATTTAATACACTCCTTTTCTGAAAAAAAGGGTGCAAAAATCCCTTGTGCTTTAAATTACTTGAAAAACACAAGGGAATGTGATACAATTATTTTGCATTAAACTGCATCATCTGCACCCTGTGTAGGTGATTCCGCTCTGTTCGAGTTCCAGTCGAGCAGGGCGGTTTTTTTATTTAATTTTTATTTGCTATGAGCATTTTAACCTTTGCATTATAACTTACTTTATCGTTCTCATCGTAATGTTCACCAATTGTAAAATCGTTAATGCCAAGAATTCGCTCTTGATTTTCTTTAACAAAAGCTACATCTTCTATATGGAGATTGCCGACATCTAAACCGTTGACAAGCACCTTGATTGCAGGCTCGCCTTTATAATCGTATTCCTGTAACTGCACATTAAGCACTTTGCCTGCTTTTTTGTCAGTTTTGAGTTGTTTAAGTAACTTCTGCCTGCCCTGAAAGGTAACACCTGCAACTTTAAAAACTTTCGTGTGCGACTTGCCCGATTCCGGTTGCATCGCAGGAGTTTTTACCTCTGATTTTGGCTTTTTAAATAATTTTGATAATAATCCCATAATAACCTCCTCATTGACACATAATGTCAAATATTATATAATAATATTCGAGGAGTTCCAACTTCTCACTATTCCTATTTTTCCTACCATAGTTGCCGCTATGGTAGGTTTTTCTTTTTATTGATAAAATTTGCGAATTGCTCTTTTACTTGCCGTTCAAGAGGGTGCAGATAAAAGGCATTTCTGTGTTCGAGCTCTGCCATTCGTTCGGCCCTGTAGGTTGCCGCCTCAAGGCTGATGTCACATAAATTTGCAATTGCAGCGGCATTTGTTGCGTGTAGCTCATGGAGTACACAAGCCGGAGCCAACAAATCTCGAGCGAACACATTTGCAGAGTGTTCGGCGTCATCAGTTATTAAAAAACCGTTGCCGTCGGCTTTAAATAAATGCCCTAAGAAGATGTGTCCAAGCTCGTGTGCGATTGTGAATCTGCACCGCTGAGGAGATTGCTCATCTGCATAGACGATGTACAGCTTACCATTTTGCATCAAAGTTATTCCGCTCTCATTTTGGTGTAGCAGATTGACCGCCGAATTTTTTAATAAAACAATGTCGGTTTGCTTAGCTATTCGGCTTACCTTAACAGGTAGGCTATCTATATTATAATCAATCAAACATTGCCAAGAGGCATTGCGTGCCTGTTTGTATTTACCATAATTCAAATTTTATCACCTCATAGGTATTGTAACCTATGGGGTGTTTTTTATTATGTAATGCTTATAAGTCTGTATCGTCAGGCTCAAACTTGCTAAGATTAAGATCAGGTAAGTTTACTATTTCAATAGGTTGATTGTTGCCGTCACTTCGAGCGGCTTTAACCGTTGGTATCAATACTTCATCTTCTACGCCAAGTAATCTATCGACTGCAGGTTGCATTTCGGGGTTATTTCTGTATGCGATTATAAGTTTCTTTTCTTTGTCTGATGTTTCAAAAGGTAGTTTAACCGCATTGCAATTTTGCAAATCATTTATGCTAATTCCCAAACCTGCACAAATTTTAATCACACTATCAACAGCAGCTCCACCAATAGAGCCGTTAAGCATAGATCTAAGTGTGCTGTATGGTATTTCAATTTTTTCGGCAAAGGTTTTTACACTAAATCCTTTGTCACTTATTAACTGTTTTATGTAATCTTCTCTTGTCAAGTTAATCACCCTTTACTATTACTGATTGTAACACGCTGTTTACGAAAAATCAATACTAAAATGCGAAATTTCGTAAAAATATTTTTAAAAATCCGTTGACAAGTGCGAAATATCGTGTTATATTTAATATAGAAACACAAAATATCGCATTTAGGAGGTGAAAAATCGTGTTTGACAAAATCGAAGTAATCATTTTTGAAAAGAAAATGAAAAAGAAAGAAGTTGCCGAGAAAATGGGAATTTCATACGGACAGTTCTGTGCAAAAATGCGTGGGGAATATCCATTTACGCTTGATGAAGCTCTCCGCTTAAAGTCGGTTTTACAAACTGATTTATCTATCGAAGATTTATTCGGTTCGGCGGCTTAACGAAATTCTTAAAAAGAACAGTAGGTAATACCACACAAACACAGTCCCATTAAACGGACTTTGCTGAAAAGAGGTGAAGAATATGAATGAATTAAAAAAAATCCCCACCGCTCAGTTGATAGAAGAGCTGAGCAATAGGGAAGATGTAGATAGTTATACAACCACCGAATCGTATGGTGTATTACACAAAGCAAAGAATGTGGATAAAAGATATCCTGCGGGAACAGTTGTGTTGTTTGTTAATCCACAGGGTAGGTGTTCTGAGTGATGTATTTAATATAATCTCTGTAAAAATCATCAAAAACAACAATTGTATTATCATCGGCATTTTTTTCAAGATAATCAAGCATTACAAATTTGCAAACACTCTCAGGAAAATTATTGTCGGTGATTATATCATTAACTGTATTGTATGTAACATCACTACCGATAACAACTTGTTTGCTTAACCATTTTTTAAAACTCAGCACAATGCACACCTCACTTTCATTATATAGCGTAATGAATTGCGGTTCATCACTACATATAGTATATCATAGAAAGTTGGTGAAATCAATGCACATCAATGAATTTGCTGAAATATTGCTCAAAAGCAGAAAACAGAAAGCCTTTTCGCAAAGTGAGCTTGCTAAGAAATCGGGCTTTACTAAAAGAGCTATTCAGTATTGGGAAAAAGGCAAAAAGAGCATTTCTCTTGAAAATGCCGACAGGCTCTTAACGGCTTTGGGCGTAGAAATCAAGATAGGTAAAACAGAAAGCAGGTGAGAAAATGGCAAAACTTAAACTTATTGACACAAAGGACAAGTTTCTTCTTGAAATTGACGGAACAGAAATTCCGTATGTTACAAGCTATCAGATAACACGAACGGTCAGCGAGGTTGTACTGCTCAAACTGGCTCTCAGCGTTGCTGATGTTGAATCAGTCGAAATCGTTTCAGACAAAATTACCAACGAAAAATAGGAGGTGTACATATGCCGAGAGAAAAGCCATTATTTCGCAGAAATCTTGAAAGGCTTGACGAAAAATTTCCTGGCAAAGAATTGTTGAGTTACGATGAAGTAGCAACATATTTGCAAAAAAGCAAGAAAACCGTTTCAAGGATTTTCGGCGAAAGAAAAACAGGAAACAGTATTTCAAAAGCCAGAGTAGCAGACTTTTTAAGTTAAAGGAGCATTGAAAAATGGCATTTAAAGATTTCAGAACACGCAGAAAACTGCTCAAAGATGTGGAAAACCTCAGAGCAGAGAACAGACATCTCAGCATTGAACTGAGAAACGCAAGAACAGACCTTGCACTCGAAAAAACAGCGTCAAGCGGTTATAGGCACGAAAACCGAGAGCTAAAACGCAAACTCAAAGCCCTTGAAACGCCTGAATCCGAAGCATTCGGTTTTGAATGTGTGGGGGTCAGTAAATGAAAAAGGGGACAACAGTCGAAAGCGGATATGATGTTGAGGGACGCTGGTGTCTGAAACTCAAAAAAGCTAAAGGCAAGTTTACGCTTGATGAAATAATTGAAGCGGCGAAAGAATGGGAAGAAGATTACTATGCCGTAATTATTAAAGCAATGGGCGATGAGACAGCACAATATTACGATGATGACCTTAGTGGCGATTTTGTCACGCTCTACCGTGCTACAGATTTTATAAGCAAGGAGGTGTAACCGATGAAAAGATTAACTTTAAATCAAGACAGCGAAATCAAGGTTAAGGACATCTACGGCAAAATGCACGACTGCAAAGATGTACCAAACGAGTTTTATGGCTGCATTCGCAAGCTTTACGATTATGAAAATACAGGGTTCAATCCCGAAGAGATTGAAATAATTGTAGAAGCTCTTGAAGATATGCGTGACAAGCTGTATAAAGCGGACAACCTAAACGCATACAAGGTGAGCGACTATTGTAAAACCCTTAACACTATTCTTGAAATAAGAGAAAAAAGAAAAATCCGCTGAAGCTCTGCAAAGCCTCAACGGATAGCAAGGATATAAACAATATAACCACTTTGATTATATCCTTTCTTACTCAAAAAATCAAGAAGGAAGGTTGAAAAAATGGAATTTTGGTGCAAGAACTGCAACAATGAATGGGTTGATGATGAACAACCGAAAGAATGCCCGAACTGCCACGACTGGCAGTTTGAAGAACTTTACACTTGTGAAGACTGCGGGCGAAAAGAAGTTCTCGAGGACTTTGATTTTGGAAGATTATTCGACGGTAAGTGTTATGACTGTTTCGTAAAGAGCGTTTCGGACGGTGAAGTCTTGTCATTCATCGAATGGTATGTCAACGATTACAAACAGCCATACATCATTAGATATTACGACAACCCTCGGGTTGAGCTGATGAGCGAAATCGTCAATTGTGCCTATGATTTTGAGGCGGAGCTGTCATCGCTTAAAGACGGTATTGCAATCAAAACGCTGTACAAAACAGCACTTAAAATTATGAAAAAGCCCGTAAAATCTCAGCCCGAAAAGCTGATTTGTGGCAGAATCAGGGAATGGGCGTTGGATTGTGACGGCATTGATTTCTTCTATGATTGGTGGTGTTCAAGACATGACAAGAATAAAAGCTCCGTGCTATGGCTGTCAGACGAGAAGTGAACGCTGTCACAGCGGTTGTGAAAAATACCTCGAATATAAATCCGAATGCGATAATCGCCGAGCCGAACGCTCTAAGGATTACGATTTCATCGACTATATTTGCCACAAAATAGATCTGAATACAAGGGGGCAAGAATGATGTCACAGGAGTTTCCAAACGGCGTTTCGTACTTCACAGACGGCGAGATTTCACTCACAGTGCATTTTCCTGAGGATAAGGTGAAATGTCACTACTGTCCGTTTTGTCGCTCAGAAAGCGATTTAAACCGCTACTGGTGCAGGCTGACAAACAAAATGATTTACAACCCGTACATACTCGGATTGCCCGATGGCTGTCCGATTGAATTTACAAAAAAATGAAAGGAGATTGGTTTATGGGTATGCCTGTTTTAATTTACGGAAAATCAGGTTCAGGCAAGAGCCGCAGTCTTAAAAATTTTGGCGAGAACGAGATATTCCTTATAAATGTTGAACGCAAGTTCTTGCCGTTCAGAAAGAAATTCGATTATGTCCTAAAGACTGACAATGTGCCTAAAATTCAAAGGTCACTTTTAAAAATGCCCACAAAAACAGCTGTTATTGATGATGCAGGTTACATTCTCACAAACCGCTATATGCGTGAGAAAGGGCAGGTCAAAAACACATTTGAGACCTATGACAATATCGGCAATGATTTTTGGAGCTTGTTTGAATTTATCAAAGCCGAGTTACCCGATGATATTATTGTTTACATAATAATGCATGAAGAAACTGACGATTACAACAACACAAAACTGAAAATGATGGGCAAGGTTCTCGAACAAAAGGTTTGTGTTGAGGGCATGGTGTCAATTGCTCTTCGTTGCATTACCGACGAAGAAGGTCACCATTTCGTGACAAATTCAGACGGAAAGGACATTTCAAAATCACCCGAAGAAATGTTTAATAACTTAATTATAGACAATGATTTAAAAGTCGTTGACACAGCTATCAGAGAATATTACGGAATTTAAGGAGAATCTAAAATGAAAGCATTTACAAACTATAACAATGTACAGGAGTACACCGACAGCATAAAACTTCCTGTCGGTGCATACAAAGCGAAAATCATCAGAGCAGAGGAACAGGGCGACGCACTTTGTATTCTGTTTGATATTGCAGACGGCGAGTACAAAGATTTTTACCGCAAGAAGTTCGGCAACGATAAAAAGGCTTTTCCGGACGATGCAAAATTCAAAGGAGTTTTCAGACTTTGGTATCCGTCAGGCAATGAGTATGACGAAAACAACGAACGCAAAATGAAAACCGCACTCAAGAAAATTTGTGAAAGCAACAGTCATCTCAACATTGACTTTACAAAAGAATGGGACGGTGCATTGCTCAAGGATTGTTGCGTCGGCGTGGTATTCAGAGAGCAGGAATATGATTACAAAGGAAATCACGGATTCACGGCACAGCCTTTTTCGTTAATTACTTTGTCAGACCTCAAAGATGGAAACTTCACAATTCCCGAACCGAAGTATCTGAAAGGCTCAACCGCAAATTCACAGCAAAGCAATGGCTTTTCCGATATGCCTCTTGATGAAGACGATGACCTGCCGTTTTAATTATTTTTTTCGGAAATTGCATAAAAGTGTGCAATTTTTCTTGAAAAAATCCCCATATATAGAGGGAGGTTTTACAGATGGGTATGTTAAGACCGTACCAAAACGAGCTTGTCAATGAATTATATGCCTCTTGGAACAATGGCTTTAAAGCTCCTTGTATAGTGCTGCCGTGCGGTGGCGGTAAGTCTGTAATCATTGCAGATATTGCGAAACGGTTTACCAACCAATCTAAAAATGTACTCTTTCTTGTTCACAGAAAAGAACTTTGTGAACAGATAGAAAACACTTTTATAAATTGGGGCGTAGATATGAATTTTTGCAAAGTCGGTATGGTTCAAACAGTTTGCAGACGCCTTGAAAAAATGCCAAAGCCATCGCTTATAATCACAGACGAAAATCATCACAGCAAGGCTAATTCATACAGAAAAATTTATGATTATTTTTCTAATGTAAAGCGTGTCGGTGTTACGGCAACACCTGTTCGTCTTGACGGCTCGGGACTTTCAGATGTCAACGACAAACTGATTATCGGCGTTAATGCAAGGTGGTTGATTAAAAACAACTGCCTTGCACCGTATGATTACTATGCTCCGCCGCTTGCAATCAAAAATCAGAAGTTCAGAACACGCAACGGTGATTTTGTAACAGGTGATATTTTGACCTTTTACGACAAACCGAAAGTTTACGGCGATATTGTCAGCCATTACAAAAAATTCGCCGATGGCAAGCAGGCAATAGCATATTGTGCGGCAATTGTGCAATCAGAAAAATTGTGCGATGAATTTATTTCAAACGGAATTAAAGCTGCTCACATAGATGCTAAAACTCCAAAAGAAAAACGAGCTGAAATAATCGAAAAATTTCGTAGCGGCGAAATCAAGGTCCTTTCAAATGTGGACCTTATCAGCGAAGGATTCGATGTTCCTGATTGTGAAGTGTCAATTCTTGCAAGGCCTACTAAATCGCTCACGCTTTACATTCAGCAAGCTATGCGATGTATGCGCTACAAGCCAAATAAAAAAGCAATCATTATAGACCACGCAGAAAATTGGGTGCGTTTTGGATTACCTGATGATGAACGGGAATGGTCGCTTGAGGGCAAGAAAAAGAACGAAATAAAGGGCGCCGCTCCGGTGAAAACCTGCCCGAATTGTTTTTCCGTAATTCCTGCGTCACTGAGAATATGTCCGCATTGTGACTTTGTTTTTGAGCAAAAAGAAAAGAAGCAGGCAGAAGGTGACTTGGTTAAAGTAACACCCGAAATGATACTCAAACGCAAGGTAAGTAAATATCTCACACCTTCAGAATGCGAGAATATGAAGGAATTACAGGAATACGCAAAACAAAAAGGATACAAGCCCGGCTGGGCGTATTATCAAGCAAAATCAAGAGGTTTTTTATATGGCACAAAAAGAGGAAACAACACTGCAAAACGCTATCCGTGTAAAGCTATCGGAAGTCGGTTTGGTCCTTAGAAATAATGTCGGCACATATCTCACGAGATACGGCACACCGATAGCTATAGGAGTGCCGGGATTGTCCGATTTAACGCTTTTCGCAAACGGCGGTACAACAGTATTCATTGAAATAAAAACAACCACGGGACGGCAATCCAAACAGCAAAAACACTTTCAGGCTTTTGTTGAAAAACTCGGCTATGAATACATAATTTTAAGAAGTGTAAAGGAGGCCGAAAACCTGTGCTCAAGGCTAATGAAATTGAAAAGCTGATTAAGGGCAAGAAGTCATTGCCTCCTACGGCTGATTATTTTGAAAAATTCTACTACTATGCACTTGATGTTTGCATAGAGCGTTATCATCAGAACAAGCTGACAAGAGAAGAATTAAAGGAATATCAGCTCGGTTACAAAGAAATTTACGAACAGTTAGTTATGTGGCTTGAAATACTTGGGCGGCACAGAGAAATTGAAAAAGCGTTAGGTCATGCCGAACTTTGTGTTGACGGTTGTGAAAAATGCCGAGAGGTTGCAAGGCTCATTGATGGGAGGGATAAATGTGAACGAAGATAAAGACATAGTAATGCCAAATTTCATGGTAGACACATCACTCAAAGACTGTGTAAATATACTCAGCGACACACGGGCGGGCAAGTTATTTAAGCTCTTGTTTGAGTATGCAGAAAATCAGGATATTGACCAAAGTCAGCTTGATTCTGCCGTAAGACTTGCATTCAATGCTTTTAAGCCGGGAATTGACAAAGGCAGAAAGAAATATATATCCGTTATCAAGCGTAACAGAGAAAACGGTAAGAAAGGTGGCAGACCAAAGAAACCCAAAATAACCCAAAATAACCCAAAAAACCCAGTGGATAATTTGGAAACCCAAAATAACCCAAAAAAGCAAATAAAAATAAATAAAAGTAAAGTAATATCTAAAGATATTACTTTACGAAAGGTTTCTTCCGCAGGCTTGCCTGATGGGCAACCTGCTCCGAAACCCGAGTTCAGTGAAATCAGAAATTTTTATAAAGATTACACAGGCTTTGATGATGCGTATTTGTGTGATGAGTTTGTTCAGAAGATGGATAAAAACGATGTTGACTGGAATGAATGGGAGAGTAAGCTGTTAGCCTATGCGATAAAGACAGGGAAACTAAATGAATAAGTGCGATGAATTTCAGCAAAGCATAATCGGAGCGTTACTGCTCTATGATGACATACGCTCCCTGCTGTTGACGAAGCTACAGAAAAGAGACTTTACGGATGGACTTGCAGTTGAGGCTTTTGAAAAAATTTCCGAGGATGCTCAAGCTGACAAGGTTGCAATATTCGGAAAACTGTCTGATGATGCCAAAGCATACGCATTGACCGGTTGCGAAAACGCTCCTCTTGAAGTAAATGCCGAGGCTACGGTTGATTACTTCGTTGAACAGTCAACACAGAATTGGCTTTTAAGTCAAACGCAGTCGCTTGCATTATCTTCAAGTGTAAGCGTTCCGGAACTCAAGGAGATTATCGAACAAGCCGAGAGCAGAACGGCAGTATCGACCGATAACTCACAAAAGTATCTACAAGATTTTTTTACTGAACTTAAAACCGTACCGACAGGTTTTGAAAGACTTGACGGTTTGCTCTGCGGTGGTTTTGTCGAGGGGACAATCGGCACGATTGGGGCGAGACCTTCAACAGGTAAAACGACTTTTGCACTTAATGTCCTCAAAGCGTGCCTTGACTGCAAAACTGTATTTTTCAGCCTTGAAATGTCAGGACGAATGATTTATGACAGATTGATAGCTGATAGGCTTGAGATTGAATACAGCCGAGTACATAAGCACAAGCTGAACGAAAACGAATTTGAAGGAGTTAAGAAAACACTTGCAAGCTACAAAAATCTGACGGTAATTGATGATGTTTATGAAGTCGAAAAAATCGTATCGTATGTTTACGGTAATAAGCCGAAATTTGTAATAATCGACTTTGTTCAGATAATTACATCTCAAAAGAATTTTGCAGACAACAGGCAGAGAATTGACTATATCAGCCAAAAGCTCAAGAAATGTGCAAAGGAAACAAAGTGTTGCTTTTTAGTGTTGTCGCAGATTACAAGGGCCGGCAAAGAAAGACCTACAATGTCAGATTTAAAAGAAAGCGGAGGTCTTGAGCAGGACAGTGATTATGTAATTCTTTTGCACAGACCGTATGTAAACGATAAGCAAAGCGGAAAGTCAAAACCTTCTGAAACCGAGGTTATACTCGATAAGAATAAATTCGGGAATACAGGAGTTTTGAATTATAATTTCAGTGGAATATTTCAACGGTTTGAAGAATTGCAAAGTGAACCCGATACAAGCAGAATAGCACGACCGTTGAGTACGATTACACCGGCTGATGATTTGCCGTTTTAAGAAAGGAGAGAAAGCATTGAAAGCGAGAATACCCGTTAAGCTGAAAAGAGAGGCTATGGCGGAGATTAACCGCCTTGCCGACAGGGAATATCAGAAAGTCAAGGAGAAGGAAATCAATGACCTGACAAGGCGAATTTTTAAGACGATTGTATTTGCCTTGTATCAGGACTTTGGATTTGGCAGGGACAGATGTGCAAAGGCACTTAAATCAATGACCGAGATTATCGAACATTCCGACACCGACGAAGTCTTTTGGGAGCATATCGACAGGGTTGTCATCGACAAGCTGAAACTTGAATTTGACAAACGGGACTATACCGACAACGGCAAAGTTGTTAATTTTGAAGGAGATAAAGAAAATGATTGATTGTGCAAAAACAAAAACAGGTGACTTGTATATTAGCTGTTATAGTTGTTGGAATCAGCCTATTCCTATTGAGAACGGTGAAGAGTGATGGAAATTATGTACAACGAGGAAACAGGGAAGTTTGAACTTGCTAAACAGCCATATATTGAAAAAATATTAGCTTTGAGTAAGCCGAGAAAGCCTATTAAATCTGATAGGCAGGGCATCCGTTATGTGACTACATACGAATGTCCTAACTGCGGAAGGAAGTTCGTAGGCAATGGCTTATTGAATTACTGCTACAATTGTGGGCAGAAGTTAGATTGGTCTGACGAAATGGACGGTGAAGTATGATGAGAGAAATATTATTCAGAGGAAAATTCGGAAACGAATGGAAGTACGGATTTTTAAGTATTGAACCAAAAGGCTTGGTAATCAAAGAGCCATACAAGAACGAAAGCTCAAATGTGTGGCATATTGACGCTGACACAGTCGGGCAGTACACGGGTATGGTTGATAAGCACGGCACAAAAATTTTTGAAGGAGATATTGTTGAACTTATTGACCCCTCGTATGGCGACTGCTACGGAGTTGTTCAGTACGATATTGATGAAACCGAATTTCAAATTATGTGTGATTCATTCTATGAAGTATTAGGAAGATATTGTTATTCATATTCAAAAAACATTGAAGTTATCGGCAACATTTTTGACAATCCGAAACTGTTGGAGGAATGAAGAAGAATGGAGAATAAATTAAAAATCCGTGAGATATGCGGTGATTATGCATTGGATATACCCGATTATAATGGTAGCAATTTCACTTTGTATTTCAATTCGAAGAAAAACGCCGAAAATGTAAAACGCATTATCGAAGTTGACGGTAGTAAATCAAATAATGCTACGGTGTGCGAAATAGATAAGGAGTGAAAACAATGACAAGAAATGAACTTGAAAGGTATTTAGGCAGATGTGTGACAATTACTCTTTTGGATAACACTGTAATTGAGGGTACTTTACATAAGACGGGTGAAAAAGCCTTTGAAAACGACCCTAATTTATCAGTACCGGTTAATTTTTATTTTTGCATTGATGTAAATAATAAAGTAGTTAAAAATACCGCATTCAGAGTATCACACATCCGGAGAATCAGTTGCTGCGAAAAGTTAAGAATGACAAACTTTGAAAAAATCAAACAGATGTCAATTGATGAAATGGCTCGTAGTCGAATGTTCTTTTTCGATTGTCCCTATGGAACACCGTGTGTGGGTTGTTCAAAAGGTAAAGAATTTAATAACAATTGTACTGACTGCACAAAACATTGGCTTGAAAGTGAGGTGGATACGGATTGACAGCGAGAGAAATTAAGGGCGAAATAATAGATTTTGAACCGTATCGTGTGGAAAAGGAGCTTGAACAATTTAAGAATTACGATGAAAAGAACTTTTTTGCAGATTGTTATATTAGCGACGAATGCAAAAACCCAGACAGTTACGGGGTTATATGTGTAAAATGCGGAGAGTGCGGACGCACTTTTACAAAAGATGGAATTTTAAAGGAGAATTAAAACAAATGAAAGTACATCATTGTGATGCTTGTAAGAAAGCGTTAGGTAAAAGAGAATTTAGGGTAAAACTTTGGGCGAAAGCCAAAGAGGGGTACAAAATGAAGATTGTGAGATTAGAAATCTGTTATGGCTGTTACAGCAGTTTGCAGAAAATTGCAAAGATTATAGATCTCGAAAAAATTGAGGAGGATAATTGTAATGACACCTGATGAATACAGACAGAAGCACAAGCGCTGTGCAACCTGCGTGTATTACGGAGAAAATAATTTTTTTCAAGCTTCATCATCTTATTACTGCCTTGCGAAAAACAAAACCACATTTGATTCAAAAGGAAGATTTTGTAAAGTGTATAAAGCTAAAGATTTTAAAAGGGGGCAAGGAATTAATGGACAAAACACACAGGGCTGATGTTGATTTTTCAACGCAACTTGAAAAGGCTATGAAGCTGAGAGATATCAGCCCGACAAAGTTAGCGAGGAAATCGGGAGTCCAACGCAGTCAGATTTGTAGATACCTAACTGCCGAAATAGCGCCGACGACGAACAATATACGAAGGTTGTCAATTGCTCTGAATGTTACTACTGATTATTTATTGGGGCTGGCTAAAACAGACGAAAGATAACAAACAATAATTAAATTGCACCAATAATGCAACGAGAAAAAATATACAATGGACTTATGATGCAGAAGGACTATCTGTGTTGTAAGTCCATTATTATTTGGCGGTGTATGTATAATATGGCTAAGGCGTTTGCTAAAGGCTTTTACAAGTCTAAAAAGTGGCAGGATTGCCGACAGAGCTTTATCGCTGAACGATTGCTTGTTGACGGCGGTTTGTGTCAGCTGTGCAAAGAGCGACACGGCTATATTGTGCATCATAAAATTATGATTAATGAGAGTAATGTAAACAATCCTGATGTTACTCTCAATCACGACAATCTTTTATATGTGTGCAAAAAATGTCACGATGATTTACCAGGGCACGGGATAGGTTGCGAACCGAAAAAATATTTTTTTGATGAGAGCGGAATGCTCCAACCGATTATCCCCCCCGGTAAAAAATCGGAAATCAGTGACCGTAGGACCGATGGGGGCAGTTAGATTTTTTGCGCGCCTTATATATAGCCCCCCTCCCCCACAAAATCGTGTGAAAGGACGGTGATTGATTTGACTGACGAACAGAGAGAACAAAGAGCGATTAAGCGAGAGATAAAGCGATTAACGGAAATCTACAAGGACATAGAAGTTAAGAGAAAAGACCTCGCCGTTGGCTTAATCGAGAATGCGGCGTTCACTCGAATCAGACTTAAAGAACTGCAACAAGACATTGCAATTTATGGCTTGACTGAATTATTTTCGCAGTCGGAAACACAAGAGCCGTACTCACGCAAAAGACCTGAGGCGGATTTGTATAATACCATGCTCGGCAACTATCTCAAATACATTAAACAGCTCAACGATATGCTTCCGAAAGTGACCGAGGCGAAGACTGTGACAACAGACGGCTTTGACGATTTCGTTGAAGGGCGTGACAAGCTTTGAAACGCTATCCATTAAGCTATAATCCGATACTTGAATATTACGAGCAGATAAAGAACGGCAAGGTTACTGTTTGCGACAAAATACGCAAATGGTACAAGCACTTGAGCAATAAGGTGATTAATCCGACAGACGGCTATCATTACGAAGCTAAGCGAGGAAATCACATCATTGAATTTGTTGAAAATTATTGCCGACATAGTAAAGGCAAAATGGGCGGTCAGCTCGTAAGGCTTGAGCTGTGGGAAAAAGCGTGGCTTGCGGCGACATTTGGCTTTGTAGACGATGACGGTATCCGGCAGTACAACCTATCTGTGCTGATTATCGGAAAAAAGAACGGTAAGTCGTTGCTTGCCTCTGCGGTTGGTTTGTATATGCTCATCGGCGACGGTGAACCCGGTCCCGAAGTGTATGCAGTCGCCACAAAGCGTGACCAAGCCAAGATTATTTGGCAGGAAGCAAAACGAATGGTTCGCAAGAGTGAAACTTTATTAAAGCGAATTAAGCCGCTGTTGAATGAATTGAGTTCAGAAGATTACAACTGCGGAGTGTTTAAGCCGCTTGCCTCTGATTCGGACACGCTTGACGGTCTGAATGTGCATTGCTGTCTTATGGACGAACTCCACCAATGGAAAAACGGCAGACAACTCTATGACATTATGGCTGACGGTACAATCGGTCGAGATCAACCGCTTATTCTTGTTACAACAACAGCCGGAAAAATCAGAGAGGACATCTATGATGAAATCTATGACGATGCCGTTCGCACTACGAATGGTTTGTTTGACGATGTAGGCTACAAGGACGAACACAGCCTTTATATTATATACGAACTTGACAAGCGTGAAGAATGGGAAAAACCCGATTGCTGGGAAAAAGCTAACCCCGGACTTGGTACGATTAAAAATCGAAATGCCCTTGCAAGCAAAGTTAAGAAAGCGCAGGCGAATCCGTCGCTTGTACGCAACCTTGTATGCAAGGAATTTAACATAGCCGAAACATCAACCGAATCGTGGCTCAATTTCGAGGAGCTTAACAATGAAACAAAATTCGATGTAAAAGAACTCCGTCCGACCTACGGCATAGGCGGTGCAGACTTGTCAAGCACAACCGACCTGACAGCGGCAAAGATGTTGTTTCGAGTGCCTGATGACGCAAACATTTATGTGATGTCGATGTACTGGATACCAGCCGACCTTGTGGAAAAGAAAGTTGCCGAGGATAAGATCCCGTATGACAAGTGGATAGAACAGGGCTTTATGCGTACTTGCCCCGGTAATAAGATTGACGCAAGTGTTGTTACGGCGTGGTACCAAGAGCTACAAGACGGATACGATATTTACTTGTGGAAAGAGGGCTATGATGCCTGGTCGGCTCAAATGTGGGTTAATCAGATGATTGACGCTTTCGGTCCTACCGTTATGGAAGCGGTACATCAGGGCAAGAAAACACTGTCTGCCCCGATGAAAGCCCTCAAAGCAGACCTTGTCAAGAAAAGAATAATCTACAACAACAATCCAATAGACAAATGGTGTCTTGCAAATACCGCAATAGATGAGGACAGAAATGGAAATATACAGCCGATTAAAACATCTAAATCGACAAGGCGAATTGACGGTACGGCGGCTTTGCTTGATGCCTACACAATATATTTCGAATATGAAGATGAATACCTAAGCATTATTTAGGAGGTGAGAAAATGGGAAAATTTAAAAACTTTTTGAACTCTGTTCGTAACATCAGAAAGACAAAGAATTTTTCAAGGGTTGAACTTGTCACGCAGAACAATTCAAATTTCTTCTTGTGGGGCAACAGGGCATATGATTCCGACACTGTCCGAGCTTGCGTTAATGCACAAGCTCTTAGATTCTCGAAATTATCCATTAAACACATAAGAGAAACAATCGTTGACGGCGGAAAAGACTTGTTAATCAATCCAGAGCCTTACCTCAAATTTTTGTTAGAAGAACCGAATCCGTACACAACAATGGATATGCTTCTATACAGGACAAGCACACAGTTATCGTTATCGGGCAATGCTTTTTGGCTCATCATTAGAGACACAAACGGTTTGCCGACGGAATTGTATTTCATACCGGCTAAATCAGCTACGGACTTGTACGATACGAACGGCAACCTTGTGTATGAATTTATCCTTGCAAACGGCAAGACCTACCGCTTTGCCTCTGAAGATGTCATACATTTGCGTGATGATTTCGCCGAAAACGATATATTTGGAAGCGGTAAATTCAAGGCTCTTGCACCTTTGCTTGAAATTGTTGAAACAACCGACAGCGGTATCATCAGCGCTATCCGAAACTCAAGCGTAATTAAATGGTTGCTAAAATATACCTCATCGTTGCGCCCTGAGGACTTGAAGAAGAACGCAAAAGCGTTTGCTGATAATTACCTTAACATCAGTAACAGCTCTGTGGGCGTTGCGGCAGTTGACGCAAAGGTTGACGCAAATCAGATAACCCCGAACGACTATGTTCCAAATGCTTTGCAAATGGATAGAACAAAAAACAGAATCCTTGAGCTTTTTAACACTAATGTGAAAATTATCACATCAACAGCAAATGAAGATGAAGAAAATGCTTACTTTGAAGCGGTAATTTCGCCTAAAATCATTCAGCTAAAAAATGAGCTGACACGAAAACTTTTCACACGGAGACAACGGGGTTGTGGAAACTACATAGCGGTCGGTTCGTTCAATCTACAATCCGCAAGCCTTAAAACAAAGCTAAATTTTGCGGGAATGGTTGACCGTGGAGCAATGCTACCGAACGAATGGCGAGAATCGCTTGGTCTTGCTCCCGTTCCGGGCGGCGACACTCCGCTTAGAAGATTAGATACAGTTGCAGTTGGTGAAGGAGGTGAAAACAATGCCGAAGGTAATTGACATTAAGGGTCCTATCATTACAAACGATGACAAGTGGATCTATGACTGGTTTGGGGTAGCCTCTTGCTGTCCTGCTGATATTCGTTCTCAGCTTGACGAAGTGGCGGACGATGAGGGCGTGCAGGTTATTATCAATTCATCCGGTGGTGACATTTTTGCCGCCTCTGAAATTTATGATATGCTTGCCGAAAGCAAAGCTACAATCAAGGTCATTTTTGCCGCCTCCGCCGCATCATACATTGCTTGTGCTTGTAGCTCTGAAATTGTGCCGACGGGTATGCTCATGATTCATAATGTTTCAAGCTATGCCGCAGGCGATTACAACGATATGGCGCACGAATCAGGCGTGTTACTCAAAGCAAGTAAAGCTGTGGCGACTGCATACAGACTTAAAACAGGTATGACCGAAGATGAACTTATCGGACTTATGGATAACGAAACTTGGCTTACTGCCGATGAGGCGGTTGAAAAAGGTTTTGTTGACAAAATTACCGAATATGCCGAAAAGCCAAAAGAGGTTAAACTTGCGGCAAGTCTTAACGGTCTTATTCCAGATACAATCATTAAACAGATGAGGGACGAAAAAACACAGCTTACAGCAAAGCTTGAATTACTTAAACGAAAGGAAGTTGAAGAATGAACAGACAGGAATATCTTAACAAGAGAAATGCTCTCTACGACAAGGCTAAACAGCTTATCGCAGAGAACAAACTCACCGAGGCGAGAGAGGTAACACAGCAGATTGACAAGCTCGACAGTGAATTTGAAAATTCTGCCGTGAATAAGGCAAATAAAAATGCAGAGGAGGGGATTAAAATGCCTGCACCATTTGAAAATCACAAAATAAAAATTGACCTCACAGATGAGGGCGAACAGGTAACAGATATGTACGCAACACTTGAATACAGAAAAGCGTTTGCGAATTATATTCAGAACGGCGTACCCGTGCCTCAGAAGTTTGCTAACACAGCGGCACAGACAACATCGGGTACTGCGGCGGCAATTGTACCGACTACAATGTATCAGCGTTTAATTGTTGAACTTGAAAAAGTCGGCGAGATTTATGCAAGGGTGTTCAAAACGGCGTATCCGACAGCACTCCTTATCCCTACACAGAACATCCGCCCAACAGCAAGCTGGGTTGACGAAGAGAAGGGTTCTGACCAGCAGAATGTTACAACTGACAAGGTTGTGTTTGCAGGTTATAAGCTCGAATGCAAGGTTGCGTTCTCGCTCTTCATGACAAAGACTGCACTTGACACTTTTGAATCGCAGTTTATTGACCAGATTAAGAACGCAGTTGTAAAGGCTGTTGAATCTGCAATCATCAAGGGTACAGGCACAGGCTCTCCGACAGGTATTCTTACTTGCACACCGCCTGAGGGTCAGACTATCGAAATTGCAAAGACGGATAAGCTTACATATTCAACACTTTGTAATGCCGAGGCGGCTCTTCCTGCCGCATATGACGATGCTGTATGGCTGATGACAAAGAAATCATTATTTGCATTTATGGGCATTACAGACAGCAACGGTCAGCCTGTTGCTCGTATGTCTGAGGGTCTCAACGGTAAGCCGTCACTTACCCTTTTCGGTCGTGCAGTTATTCCGACTGACGGCTATATGGATTCATACGCTGATACGGTTTCAGCCGACACAACCTTTGCGATGATGTTCAATCTTAACGATTACATCTTCAACGAGGTAATGGGTCTCAGCGTGAAGAAGTACGAAGAGGACGACACCGATAACACAGTCCTTAAAGCCGTAATGCTTGCAGACGGGAAGGTCGTGGATACTCACAGCCTTGTAAAGCTCGTTAAGAAAAGCGCTTAAAAGAGGGAATTATGGCAGTATCTAATGAAATTGAAGCCGTAAAGGTTTCGCTCCGTATCAATACGGTGCTGTTTGATGATGAAATATCTGCCCTCATTGATTCTGCCAAAAGCGATATGACAGGTGCAGGAGTTGATGTCAACAACAAAAACTCAACTGCACTTGTTATGCAGGCAATCAAATTCTATTGCCGTGCTTATTTTTCGGTGACAGCTGACAGCGAGTGGGCACGGCATTACGAAGACTTGCGTGACGCAATGGCGGCGAGAGGAGCACAAACAGAATGAATGCAGATACTTTGATTTTGCTTGTTTCGGGCTATAACGAAACAACAAACGATATCGGTGAAATCGTTCAGTCTGAAAAGCTCCGCAAGGTCTATGCTAAGCGGCAATATGTCAGACAATCCGAGTTCTTTCAGGCACAAGCTAACGGATTAAAACCCGAATGTATGCTTGAAGTTAATTCCTTTGAGTATCAGAACGAAGAATTTTGTTACCTCGATAACAAAAAGTTCAAAATCTATCGTGCATATCAAATCAAAGGAACAGAGCGTACGGAGCTGTATTTAACTGACGTGGTAGGTGAAAACAATGTCACTACCTAAATCAGTTAAAATTACCAAAAACGGTGTTGAGATAATCAGCAATGTTGACCGCATTCAGTACACGCTCAAAGAGCTTGAAAGAGCCGCTCTGCGTGATGTCGGGAAATTGGTATGTAAACGGACAAGGCAGAAAATAAAACGCAGGTCGGGGCGCTTAGCGAAAAACACGCAGTATTGGGTGCGAAGTAAACAAGAAGTACCCGATTTACAAGTAGGCTTTAAGCCGGGCGGATTTTACGGCTTGTATCAAGAAATCGGTACAAGCAAAGCTCCAAAAATCGGAGCATTGAGCGATGCCGCCGAAAGCAACATCAAAGACATCATCAAAATAGAACAGCAATACCTCAGCGCCGTAGGCACGGAAGAGGCAGAGAGAAAACTTAACGAGGGGGAATACAGCGGTGAATAACATCAAGAAATTTTTAAAAGACTTATTTACCGAGTATGCACCCTCTTATTTTTTGCAAGCTGACAGCGGATTTCCTCGCCTTGTATATGAGGTTAAACAGCTCTACACGGATGAGCCGTATGACAAGTTTGTTGTGACCATTAATGTTTATGACCGGCAGACTACGGCAACTATTGATGATGTTGTGGACAAAATCTACAACAACATAGCAAAGGCTACATATTCGGTCAATGATGTTTTTTACAAATTCTACAACAATTTTGACAGGCAGTACATTTCCGATTCGGATAAATCAATAAAGAGAGTGATGTTCACCCTCGAAATGAGAAGATACAGAAAGGATGATTAAAAAATGGCAACAGTTAAGCCACGAAAGATTAAGCCATATAGCGGCTATTCGGCGAAAACCGCCGACAGAATGCTTCTTGATGCAGGTGCGTTTTTCGTAAATTACGATCCTGCTACGGACACATACGCAAGCGCCAAAAAGGCAGGCAAGTGCCTTGGCGTAACGATTAAAGGCGGTGAATTTTCAGCCAAGCCGACACTCAGACGGCTTGAATTTGACGGAGTAAAAACCCGTACCAAAGGCGACACCGTAGTTGACGGTTGGGAAGTTTACATCAAGGCAACACTTGCCGAGATGACTACTCAGAACTTCATTTATGGCCTTGGAATTGCCGACAAAGGTACAGACGAAAAGGTCGTAGGCTACGATGTAATCACAGGCAGAGATATAATCCTTGACGCTGATTACATCGAAAATATCACATGGGTGGGTTGTCTGCTCGGAGAGGATAAGCCGTGCATTATTCAGGTATTTAACGGCTTTAACGAGAACGGTCTTACGCTCGCAATTGCTGACAAAGACAACGGTAAGGTAGAAGCTCAGTTTTATGGTAATCTTTCGCCTGAGGTTTATGATTCAGAGGACGAAATCAAACCGCCGTTTAAAATCTTCAGACCGACAGAAACAATGGAGGCATAATTATGAGAAAACTGAACATTAAAGACGCATTTACTCTTGTTCGCATTATTAAGTCGGCAGACATCAAAGAGGAAATTGCAGACTTTGCAAACCGCATTGCCGTCAAAAAGCACGGCAAAGATGAAACGGTTAACACCGAAGCGGTTGGTCTTGAATTTGTGATCACTCTGTTAACTTCTTTGTCAAACAAAGAAACAGAACAGGAATTCTATTCATTGCTTGCCGACATCAGAGGCGACATTACTGCTGATGATGTAAGTAAATTAAGTATCCCCGAAGTCCTTGACAATGTAAAGGCAATCATCAGGGAGAATGACATAAAAAGTTTTTTTACCTCGCTCTCAGCCTTGAAGTAAGAACATATGGAATGCTCATGCAGTATTGTTGCGGTAATACTGCCGTACTGCATGGGCTGTCTTTTTCTGAGGCTGTCGAGATTATCAAAAATGCTATAAATGACCGTAATGACGAATTGCTTTACAAGGCCTATATTTTGACTGTTGTGGGAAATTTCACAGGCTTGTCGTACACGGACTTCGTTAACAAGGCAACAGGCTCGACACGACCTGATAACATTGCTGATACGGTCAATACGGAAGAAATTGAAAAAAAGATTGAAAACTACCTTGACAATTATAAATGGGAGGAGGTGTAGCTAATGGCAGTCGAAATATTTAAGTTATTCGGATCTATTTTCGTAAATAACGATGAAGCAAACAAATCCATTTCAGAGACCGAGAAGAAAAGTAAGGGCGTTGCTTCAACACTCGGTAGCGGTGTCAAAACTGCCGCTAAATGGGGTGCGGCTGTTGTAGGCGGTGCAACTACCGCCGCAACAGGATTAACAGCGCTCGCCATGAAGTCGGCGTCAACTGCTGATACTATAGACAAGATGTCACAAAAAATTGGAGTCAGCCGCGAAGCGTATCAAGAACTTGACTTCATCTGCTCGCAATCAGGCATGGATGTCAATAAATTGCAAAACGGTATGAAATCGCTTGTGTCAGCAATGGACGGTGCGGCAAGTGGTACAGCTTCAAATGTAGAACAATTTAAAAAATTGGGTGTTTCCGTTACCGACGCTAACGGTAATCTTCGTAACAGTGAAGATGTAATGTGGGAAACCATGGAAGCGTTGCAGAAATGTGGTAATGAAACCGAGAAAACTCGACTTGCGACAGAATTATTTGGCAAGAGCGGAACAGAAATGATGCCTTTGCTTAACGGAGCCTCCGGAAGCATTGAAGAAATGAAAAACAAGGCTCACGATTTGGGGCTTGTGCTCGGTGATGAGGCTATTGACAATGGCGTTAAACTTACGGACACAATGGATCAGATGAAAAGGTCATTATCTGCCGTAGGCACAAAACTCGGAGCAGGACTTATGCCTATTTTGCAACAAGTGTGTCAGTCTGTTATTGATTATATGCCGCAAATTCAAGCATTTTTTGATGAGTTCAGCCCCATTGTTATGGATTTTTTTGAGGCGGTTATGCCCGTTCTTATGCAAATAGGCTCTGAGATACTCCCTATCCTTATGGATTTATTAACGCAACTTATGCCTGTTTTTTCGGAACTTATGGAAACTCTTGCCCCTATCATTGTTCAGATTGTTGAACAGCTGTTTCCACCTTTACTGCAAATCATTCAGGACTTGCTCCCGTATTTTATGCAAATAATAACGGCAATTATGCCGTTGTTTGGTACCCTTGTAGAGCTTTTAACACCCGTTATTGAGATGTTTATTCAACTCGCAAGCGTATTGCTCAACGGTCTTTTAGCGGCTCTGACACCAATTATTGAGGATTTAGCTACATTTTTGAATGATTTGCTTACACCTCTTATTCCGATTATAAGCGAATTATGTAACACGATTGTCGGCACTTTACAGCCTGTTTTTGAACAGCTATCGCCTGTTATATCACTGGTTTTTGACGCTCTTCGCCCGGTTCTTAATCTACTCGGTGAAATGCTCAAAACACTTATCCCTGCACTTGTTCCGGTAATTGAATGGTTGGCGCATATTTTTTCAGAGGTTTTAGGCAATGCAATTAAAAGAGTCAAAAAAATTCTTGAACCGATTTCGGGAATTTTTAACGGAATTGTAGATTTCGTAAAAGGTGTGTTTTCAGGCAATTGGGAACAAGCGTGGAACGGTGTTGTTAACATTTTCAAGAATGTATTTAACCTTTTACCTACATTCGTTGAGAATGTAATCAACGGCATTATTTGGATTATCAATAAGTTGTTGGAGGGCGTAAACTGGGCAACATCAATGATTGGCTGGGAAATAGATCCGATTCCGGAAGTAACCTTACCTCGTTTCCGTGCCGGTATTGATTATGTCCCACACGATAAGTTCGCCGCATATCTTGATGCTGGCGAGGCAGTCCTCACAGCTCAGGAGGCAGAGGATTACAGACAGTCAAAGCGTGAGGGGAAAGGCTCGGTATTTGAAAACGATTCAACCAATATCGTCAACAACATCAGTATTAATATTCCCTCGGTTGCGATTGATAACGATATGGACATTGACAGCTTGGTCGATGATATCAGCAACAGGCTTGCCGATGAAATCACAAGGAGGCAGAGAGCTTATGCATAACTTTTATTTTGCAGACAAATGGCTGTCTTATTTTTGCGGCAGATTCGTACAAGCCCCACAACACGAGATAGCTAAGAGGGATATTTCAGCAATTGAAATCCCATACAAGGACGGCGACATTCTCCTCGATAATGGCAGATGGCAGAATGTGGAGTTCGAGCGTGAAATATGTTTTCTGCCGTATTTGTCTAAGATGTCCGCACATCATCTTGCTAAGGCAGTTACTGAATGGCTGACCTTAAATCAGGGATATCAGAAGTACAAAGACACTTATAATCCCGGTTATTTCACTAAGGCTTACATATCAAATATTGATAGCATTGTGCGGGAGTTGCCCTCGTTGCTTTCAACCAAAATCAAATTCAATCGTGTGCCTTGGTGGTATTCGGAGCTTGGACAGCGGACTATTGATTTTGAGGTCAATAAACCGATTGTTTTACATAACCCCGAAAAGTACGAATCTTTGCCGACGATTGTTATAACTAACAAACAAAGTATGTCAGCGAAAAACGCAGCAGTAGCAACGGTAAGCATTAACGGCAAGCAATTTAGTTTAAAGTGTCCTGGTGGGTATAATTATGCTATATTGGACGGTGAATCTTTACAATATATATCTTATAAGTCAGATGGCACAACTGATTTTGTTGATGACACTATGCCCCCTAAGTTGAAAACAGGCAAGAATCAAATTATCGTAACTGCTTATAAAAACGCAACGATGTCACTTATGCCGAATTGGAGGAGGTTGTAACAATGTTACCTTTGCTATACAAGTCCAAATCTAAGATACTTAGCGCAAACACATTTGAACTGCTTGGACGAATGACAGATATAGTCAGTGGAAAAGTCACCGAAGAACGAAACGGTGACTATCTGCTCGAAATGGAGTTATCGACAACGGACAGATGTGCCAATTTACTCGATACGCAGTATTTTATCAAAGTCAAGCCAAATCCAACCGATGACCCGCAGTATTTCGAAATTTATGATTTGCAGTATAAAAACAAAAAATCAATCACAGTCAAAGCAAAACATATCAAGCATAATTTGTATAACAATTTTCTTTCCGAAACAATGGACCAAACTGGTGTTGTACACACTCCAAGTGAGTGGTGGTATTTGCTTTGCACAGGGCAGGCTGAAGGGCTTCAAACGCAAATGACCTTGTGGGAACATCATTTTAGTTTCACATCTGACATCACATCAAAAGCATCAATGACGCTTGGCTTTTGCACCCCTTGTACTCTTGGTGATTTTATGGGAGGAGCAGACGGTTCACTCGTTGATGTTTTTGGTGGCGAATACAAATATAACAACTTTGATGTTGCTTTGTTACAAAGTCGAGGCACGGCTACAAACTACCATTTAAGATGGGGCAGTAACATCAGTAGCCTTACACAAACACTTAATTCAGATGACATCTGTTCTCATGTGGCAGCTTATGCCACTTGCCACGATACCTACAGTAACAAGAGCTTTGTTCTCTGCTCCTCACCTCAAGAATTGAGAACACACAGTTCAAAGCTGACGAAAATTAAGGCTGTTGATGTGTCTGATGGCGGTTCTGTTGACATAAGCGACAAGACAGGTTATTGGAATTTTAATGCGAAAACAGGCGAAAACAAGGCTTTTTTGATACAGGTACTTAACATACAAGCACAAATGTTGAGAGCTTCGCTTGTAAGTACTAACGGAGCACCTACACTAAACATTAAAGTCGATTATCCTCCAACACTTGCCGAAATGCTTAATCTGCATTTATGCGATACGGTATATATTGACACAGAAAATGATAGTTTAAAGGCAAAAATCGTCAAAACAGACTATGATTTTGTGCTTAAAAGATGGAACAGCATCGAACTTGGTACGCCTAAAACAAAATTGTCTGATTACATAGTTAAATAAAAAATGAGGTGAAAATAATTGAATATCAACCATACAAAAATGACTCTTGAAATCAACAGCTGTAAGAACTACGAAATGCTTGAGGTGCGGCAGGGCGATAAGAACTCAAGAATTATTGATTTTACATTTACCGTCAACGGCGAGGTGGTCGAGCTGACATCCACAATGTCTGCTACGGTTAATGCAACTGTTGATAATGTTATTGTCGCAGACAGCGTTGCTGCTGCAGTCGACACCGAAAATAATATCGTGACCGTAACACTCACCGATGCCATGCTTGCAATTGCAGGCGTTTGTAAAATGGACATCGTGCTTACTGAGGGTGACGAAATCATCACCGCCGAAACCGTATGTCTGCGTGTAGGTAAGAGTGTTATCAACGATGATAGCAAAGCTTTTCCAGGAGCAAGCTCTATTGCGGAAATCACAAAAGAGGTCGAAACAGCAAGAGGGGAATATGAATCAGTCGGGGAAAGACTTGACAACCTTATCCCCGACGATGTCGGTGTTATAACAACAGACCATATGCAGGACGGAGCTGTCAAAACTCTTAAAATTGCGGATGCAGCGGTAACGCAGAGCAAGCTCTCTGCTGATCTAAAATCATCAATCAGCAGTATTGCAAACAAAGCTGACAAGGCAGATGTTGACACGGCTCTTGCTACAAAAGCCGACAAAGCGACTACCATTGACGGCTATGGTATCACGGACGCATACAC